CCTCCATAGTGCCCTTGTTTGGCTCCTACATACGGAGGATCTACATAGTGGAACGTATCAGGTGTGTCTCGTAAGGATATCACTTCACAAGCATCATTATTCTCTATCTGCACGCCTCTTAGTCTCTCTGAATAGCTCTCTTTGAAGTTGTCTATCTTATTATGTAGACAAATAGCATTTTTCCCATCTGTGGTAATACGGCAGTTGCCTACTTGGCAAGAAAACCCACAATTGGTAGCATACCAGAATGCCCAAGCTCGGTGAATATCACTAAAGATAAAAGGAGTATGATATATCACTAATGCTGATTTATAGGCATCTTTGCTAACAACTGACTGCTCTACAAGTCTCTTTAATGCAGGAAAATTGGATTGTAGTACCTTGTAGAATGTATATACATTGGCATTGAAGTCGTTAATAATTTCTACTTTTGCTTTTTCTTTCGCCCAAAATACGGCGCCTCCTCCAAAAAAGACTTCTGTATATACTTTATGAGGCGGAATAAGGGGTAAAATGTAGGGTAACATTGTTTGTTTACCTCCATAGTAGGATATTGGTGTGCGTTGCCAATTTTTTGAATTATATTTCATTGTTTTTAGTGTTTTTATTTTAGAAAATTCGTATATTTGCACCTCCTACGGTAATGAGCATAGAAACCCACAATCAGAAGACTTACGTCCTCCAACTGTGGGCTTTTTTGCTCAATTAAATTACCGTAGGAAGTATTTAATTTGGTTGGAGGACATTTTTTTACTGATTGTCCTCCTATTTTAGCAGTGTTTAAAAGTGCTTTAAAAACGATTTAAACTTCACCGAAATAGTTTCAGTCTCCACAATAATATAGCAATTACGCCGAGTATCAAAGCGCCTATAATAAAGGTGGAAGAGGTTTTTTTGACTTCTTTTTGTACCTGCTTAGATTGTTGTAGGTATTGGTTTTTGGTTTCGTATTTTTGGCTTACTTGTGAGTGTATATAAAGAGTAGTATCAGCCTCGTGTAGGCTCTTAGAAAGGTTATCTATTGTTCTAAGTGTTACCTTCCCGCCCTGTACTCTTATAGTCTCACTGTCTCCATCCCTAATACGATGATATACTACCTCTTTAGCATTGCCCACACTATCCCTATCACTCTCAATGGTGAGTTCATAGGATTGGGACTGTTGAAGGTCAAAAGTAGCGACCTTTTGGGCTTTTTCTACCTGTGTGGAGCTGTCTTTTACCTCCTTTCTTTCGCTCTTTTGCTCTTCTCTGTGCTCTGTTTTGTTTAATTTTTTGCCTTTGCAACCAGTCAGTAACAAAAGGGCTAATAGTAAACTCAAAAACTTTCTCATACATTGCTTTGACTTTTTTTGATTGATTTTTCAAGCCACATAAGACCCTCTTCCAACTTAGTAATAACTATGGATAGTTCTCTTGTACGTGGCAATTGTTCTACTTCTGTAAGTAGATTTTCAAACTCTTTTTTTAATTCTTTTACTTCTGTCATAATCTAAAATTAAATATTCTTATATTCATCCATTGCATTAAAGCAAGGACAAGCCTTTTTTACTCCAGCAAAATCTCTATGTCCTTGTATCACTGCATCGGGGTATAACTTCTTGAGTTCCTTAAGGAGCTTTATAAGGGCTTCTTTTTGGGCAGGTGTACGGGTGTCTTTGGGTTGGAGCGTATTCTTATCCACTCCACCTATGTAGCAGATCCCTATACTATCCTGGTTGTGACCCTCTACATGGGCGGGTATCTTATCTACATCACGGCCCAGCTCTATAGTGCCATCCAAGAGGATCACATAGTTGTAACCTATCTCATTGAACCCCCTTTGCCTGTGCCATAGGTCTATGTCTTTAGCAGAGTGTGCTCGTCCTTCGGGGGTGGCAGAGCAGTGAATAACGAGGCAATGAATGGTACGTTTGCTTTTTTTCATGTCGTTTTGATTTTAAATATTAATAAATATTGCTGAAATATACATCTTGCGCTCCATCTCCAGAGCAAAGGGTAAGTGTTTTGTGATAAATTCTTTCATAAGACTTTAAAATATGAACTTAATTTTTTATTCTTAATTCTATTTCTTTTCCAAAAAGACTATTAAAGGGTATTTCTTCCAAATTGTCTTCAAAAACCCAACCCAATTCATTATTTCCAACTAAAGAAATTTGTAAAGTAGAATTATATACTTGCACACCATTAATAATATATCCATCTTTTACCTTTCGTCCTCCAATATACACATCACCTCTCCATGTTGCTTCAAGAGGTCTAAAATAAGGAATGGACATCGTATCAACCCTAAAACCAATTGAATATTGTTTTTGCAAAATTCTGAAATTATGTTTTAAGTACGTCTGACAAATAAGATTAGTGCCTTCCTTACGAAGTTCTATCGGAGCTTTACGGGGTTCGTCATTAATTACTTCACGATTCTTTATATAACTCATATAAAAATCTGACTTATGAGTAATTGTTATTGGTATTTTTTTTTCTAGTTCAACACCTTTTTGATTAACAAAAATATTTGTTATCTTTAGTTTATAAAAAGGAACATAATTTTCTTTTGTTCCCCCTCCCCAATCAAAAAATTGTATCGCATTCATCTGTTTCAGTTTTGAGTTCAGAGTTTTTAATTTTAAGTCAGAACAACTCAAAACTCAAAATTAAAAACTCAAAACTAATATTATACATTGCGTATATCTATATACATCTTATTCCCCCCAGCAGTACTAACTACTGCTGTACTTCCATCTCCACCATTGAAGGCGTTATCTCCTGTATATACCACTTGCTTCCCTGTTGTATTAAATGTTACCGCTCCACCTGCAAAACACTTTCGAAACACCACATTTCTATTTTCTGCCATTGTCGAAACATTAACAACAGCATTTGCCATTACATTAACAGTCCTACCATACCATGCATCACCCATTGTCCAATTGGAAGTGATGGAACCACTTGTACCTATATATTCTGCCAGATGTATAGTTTGCCCGTTTGTTGTAAAAACCCTTTCTCCTGATGGATTCACATTTGTTTTGATACCATTGAGCTTTATCAAACCATCATTTATATCAACAGTAATTGTTGTATTCCCATTCCAATTAACAAGATCTCCAAATATCTTTCTAAATTCAACAATTCCACTGGTTGAGCCAATCTGCAAATTACCCTTACACTTAATGTCAGCACCATCTCCTCCAGACCATGCATTAATTCTAAGTCTTTTCTTAAGGATAAGTCCTAAATTAGATAATATAGCTTCTGCTCCACCTTCTCCTACTTGTACTTGACCATCTGTTCTTATAACAGATGTTCCAAAATACACACCGTTAGTATGGCTGTTGAGCTCATTAATCCTTAGCCATTCATCTACTTGTGTCCTTATGACTTCTTTATTATTCCTTTTATTCCAATTATTTGGAATGAAATCTAAAGAAGGCTTTCCGTCTATGTCATCCCAACGGTGCCTGTGAGTACGATAGGCATATTCTGCGTGAGTGTGTCCCAATCGTGAGTAGCGATCATCGTGGTTGTGGTCTGTGGGTGCCTTGCCATTAAGGGCGTCCTGCAAGCCTGCAATATTGCTAATGCCCAAGGTTTCCAAGATGCGTTTGTTCTGTTTGATGTAGGCGACTATCTCCCGCAGTTCGTCCAGCTCTGTATCAGGAGACTGTAAGATTCGCATGATGTTATCTATCAATTCCTTCAGGTTCTGTGCTGTCCCCGTATAGCCTCCCTTGGGTAATAGTCCTGATATATCCACATTCCACAACCCCTCTAACTTGGTACGTAGCCCATTAGTGAAATCATTAGTGGATAGCATCTTCCCAGGTACTTTATCGACTTTTTTATCTAACAACTCACTATGGGCATGGGAATCTCTTAAGTGGTTCTGTAGCTGCTCCGCAGAAGCGGTACCCTCTAAAGCCGTAGTTAACCCGTCTATATCTTCCATAGGGACTTTCTCACTTTTATGGCGGAAACTGTCAAATATCGCCCAAAAGTGCTCTTGGTTAGGCTTCATAAAGTTGGAAAACCAACGCTTTAAGGTTGATAATGGTGTAATCATTGTATTTTAGAATGAAAGGTTAAAGGATTTTAATTGAATCCAACAAAACGAATAAATTTAACTATTCGTGAAGGCTGAATATTATCAATAGGTTGCTCACCTCCTTTGAGGAGAGCTTTAATATTGTTACCTGATTCTTTTCCCCAACTAGGAATAGACCCACTATTAATCCATCCACCCACATTATTTCCATTATAGTTGATAAGGTCAAGACCAAGGACTTCAAAACCACTTCCATTTTTATTTTTTAAGTCAAGTTCCATTTCGGGTAAGTTGTTTTTCTCAATGCGTACCGTTTTACTCCCTACTTTCGTTCCTATTGCTCCGAAATCACTATCATCTCTCTTATGTCCCACAGGTACTGCCCCCTGCATTTCAGTATGCTCCACCCAACCTTCTGGGATTTCTGAAGCCGGTCTGTCCCATATAGCGACTAATCCTATAGGTACTGTCTTTCCTACTCGCTCTTCTAGCTTTTCCAATCGCTTGAGTAAGGAATTCTCATCTGTAAAGGATTGGGCTTCTATTTGTTGGTTATTTAAAAACCTTTTAAAGTTCGCCCATAGAAGTCCACTTGCGCTGTTGCCAAAAGTAGCATAGCGGGTATATTCTACTGCTTTCTCTACACCATCCTTGAATATTCGTTTCCGTGTGGTCTCTACAATAATGACCTTTTCGGATATGGGTGCTCCTTTGAAGGGAAGCACCTCGCCATTGATATATACCACTCCATCGGTAATACTACGACCTACCCGATCACAGCCCGAAAGAATACTTAGGTTCCCCGCTATATTGCCCAGTGCATTGAGCAATTGGTAGCTCTGCTGCATAAATTTGAGGGTATAGGCACCCAAGGGAAACCCTCCTGTGTTGTCAAAGTTGATTTTATTCATAAATAATTATATATCTCTTAGATGCTATCTTGTAAGCCTCAATAAGGGCTTTAATCTCTACATTTCTTGTTCGTAATGTCTTCGGTATACGTACGGAGAAATTCACCCCACTCACTTGCATTTCTCCCGAAGTATATAGGTATTTTTCCTCTAAATATACAGGTTGATTTTCCGCCTCCGTATAGATATACACTGCGTTAAAGTGGGTCATATCCTCTATACGGATACGCCTTAATGTTTGGTCAAAACTATCATTGAGAATCTTCCTTAGATAGCACTTTTGTCCGTTATGTGTGAGGGTTACTAGGTCGCTATTCCGCTTTTGGTTAAAGCTATATTGGAGTTGCTCCAAGGGAGCAATAAGGATCTGTAACCAAGCTACAAGACGGGCTTTTCTTAAAAAAGTAGGCAGTAGCAAGATAACGAGCCTCCGTAAATTGAGTTCAAAGATTCTCATAGGTAGGTAATGGTGCTTTTGGTATCGTTATTTGTATCAAAATTCACCGCAAAATAACCACTTTCGGGTATGCGACTTATATTTATCTCTTGGAAATTACCCCATATACTCCCTTCTATCCACTTGGTTTGGGCAAGGTCTATACTCACATCCTTGACCCCCTCCACACCTTGAATAACATCGGTAAGGGCTTGTAGGGAGAGCTCACCGTTGAAAGGCAAACGCTTGAGGTAATCCTTAATGGCTTCTTTTACCGTTTGCCGACCCGAATTGACATTCATTCCATTCTCGTTCAGAATAAGTGGATTACGGACAATACGGATAGAGAGCTTGAGCCAATCGGGTTGGTTATTCAATATCGTAACATAGACCCCTGCATACTTGATTTCATTGATATAGCGACTAAATGCCTCTTGTTGGTGAGCTGTCACGGGGGTGAGCGTACCTGCATTATCTGTAGCTATCTTTATCACGATACGGCTCTCAGTCGGGGCATCAGTGACAGCACAATACTTGACTACCTTGCTCGCTTCTATCTGTTCCTCATTACGCCCTGCATTGTTAAATTTGTCACTATCGGGCAGCAGGTCAAAGCCGTATTGGAAGGCTAAAGCATGGCTATGATACCATTTGGCTGTACCTGGTTTAAGCTCGGCAATTCTCCTATCAATATCTGCCCTGTGTAGGTCAAAAATCTTTTCCAAACTCCATATTGCTACGGCTATGATGTACACCCACAATCGCCAAATAGCTACTTTGGAGGTGCTGTTGAGCTCATTCAAAGCAGGCTCTTGCGCCTTAGCCTGTAGAATAAGGGTTTGTATTTCTTGTATGCTTCGTGCCATTGTTCAGTTGTTAGTGGTTAGTAGTTAGCCCCCTACTACAAAGTCAAGGTTTATTGCCCATATACTGATACCCTCAAGGCGTTCCAACACTTGCTTGTCCGCCTTGGTAAAGGCTGTGGCGGGTTGTATACTCTTAGCCGTGTAATAGTTAAGGATATCCTTGTTGGAGATTTCTCCTATAAGTAGGGAAGCCCCCGCTACCATATCATCAGTAACGCTTTTTTCATTAAGTACGGCCAACTCAAAGATACTCTCAATGGTACCTGTGTGTTGCAGGGCGAGGTCAAGGAGTGATTGGTTATGTAGGACTGTTATTGTCATCTAATTCAAAAGTTTTATAGAACTTCTTATTAATTATCTTGAGCAGTACTTTAGCGAAGCGAAAGCCTAAACAATCTAAGTTCTCCAAGAGACTCACCACGAGTTGCCATATAATTCCTATAAGTACTATCCAGTAAAGCCAGTGGAAGGGGTCGAATTCAAAACCTCCAAGACTTGGAAACTCCACATTAGCCGAGAAGGTATGCAGTATATAAATAGGTACTAAGTAGGTGGCTATCTTCAACAACATACGCCCAAACTTGCGACTCTCGTGCTTTTCACCTCGCTTGCAGGAGGCTTGTACGCCTGTAACCCATTCAAACACTAACAATACCACGTATGCAGTTAGGAATAAATGATTGAATCCAAATAGAAAATGCACAGTGGCAAACAGAAAGGAGAGTATTACGTCCATCTTGATAAAAAGAGCTGAAAAGGTGTGACCAAAGGAAGAGTGTAGGAAGTCTTTACTATCCCTAAATCCAAATCCTTGTAAAATGTAATTGAGTGTTATCATCGTTATTAGTTTATTTTTTAATTTATAATGCCTTTTCCTTCACTTGTAGTGGCACCCGTTTGGGAGGCGGCTGTACCTGCTGTGGTTACACTGATACCAGGGGCTATTGTTACCTCGCCACTGCGAACAAAGGCATAAATAAGGCTTGCTAAGCGTTCGGCATACTCTTCCATTGAGGCATCAGTTTTGGTGAGCATATCCTGTTGTAGTCGGATAATGCCTTGTTTGAGTTGTTCTTTGTTTAGTGCCATAGATTAATTATATTGTCCATCAATTAGTAACTTGCCGCCCTCTTTTAGGGCTACATCGTTAATCTGCATACCATCATACTCGAATTGTTTCTTTATTTCGATGAGTACTTCGGTATAGAGGTCATCGGCGAGCATTTGGGCGATGCCTACCCCTACTTCTGGATGTTCTTTCCATTCTCCCTTTTCAGTAGTGAGTATAGCCTTTTGTTGTTGGTTATCAGAGTACCCCACCTCAAAATCACCTGCCAATAGGCGTAGGTCATTGTTGTCATCTATGAGTATATCTTTCATTAGCTTGTCTGCAACTGGTTTATACTATTAATTGCTCTGAGGAGTTCCTCTTTCACCATTGCCCCAAAGTTCTCTACTCCTTCACGTACAGAGGAAACATATACCTTAGTATCAGTGCCTACATTGCCTATCTGTATATTGATATGTGTTTGTCGGGTGCCCCCTGATACAATGTTATCTTTGGTTTTAGCTCCTTCTCCTGTGGTAGCTGTAGCGTCTCCGGTAATAGGGCTTATTCCTGGCATGGAACTACTTTCGGTTTTCATACCCAGCTTGCCCATTAGTCCGTCTTTTACCTCCTTAAATCTCTTAAACTCTAAAGAGTCCCACGCTTTGCCAAGAGCTTCTTTAGCTTTAGCCTCTGCCTCACCTGCTTTTTTGTAGCCCTCTGTGACCGATTTAGCACGCTCCTGCAAGTCGTTTTGTATCTTGGCAATCATCGCTTGATTCTCGGTACTATCACCTAAACCAACGGCTTCTTTAAACTTATACCAAGCAAGCTTACAGGCATCTATACCCGCCATAAAAGCATTGACTGCTGTATTCCAATGAGCCTGATAAGTAAGGATAAAAGCCTCCCAACTATATTTCATGCCTTGTATAGTATATTCCCACGCCTTACCCCAACCACTTACCCCTACAATGCAATAGGCAATCATAGCAATAAGAGCTATAATACCAGCTATTACCCATGTGATAGGATTAGCTAAAAAGGCTAGGTTCGTCTTAATCACTGCCCAGGTAAGCCTATTTTGCCAAGCTGTAGCAATAGCTGTATAGGTATTGTGTAGTATCAATGCTGTGGTGAATATGCCTATAGCTCCTGCAATACCCCATATAACGGGATTCCCTTCTTGAAACTTCTGAATAAGCCAACCTATACCTCCCCCTATACTCTCAAAGACGGCGGACATAAAGTCTACCAAAGGGCCAAGCATAGGGCTAATAACTTCATATACTTTTAGAGCAAGCTCAGTGATAGAATCCATCATCTTGTTGAACTTACCGCTAAGGGTTTGTCCCGCCTTTTCTGCACCTTGGTAGAATAGCCCTTGTTTATCGGTTGCCCATTCAAAGGCTTGTGCGAGTTCCTGTGCTGAAATCCCCCCTTTACTCATTCGCTCCTTGAGCTTGGCCATACTCTCGCCCGTACGTTCGCTTATCACTTGTAAGGGGTTGAAGCCTGCATTAATCATCTGCATTAAGTCCTGCCCTTGTAGCTTGCCTGCCGAGGTGGCTTGTGCAAAAGCAAGTGATAGACTTTGCATTTTCTGTGCATCACCCATAGCAATATCACCTATGTTCTTGAGCTTGCCAAAAGCAAACTCAGAAGAAAGTCCGAAGGACATCATTGTCTTCTGTGCTTCAATAAGCCCAGCCTTATCATAGGGTGTTTCTACTCCATAATTGGAGAGTTGAGCATATAAGGCTTTAGCTTTTTCTACATCGCCACGAAGCAAAGTAGTGATATTGGCTTGTTGTAGGTCTGCCTCCATCCCCTTTTTGATACTTCCCCCTATTGCAGCTCCCGCCAATATAAGAGGGTTAGTAGCTATTCCAGGTAGGCTGTTTATTGCATCAGAAAACCACGTCTTTATTTTACTACCATTGAGGGTTTGCAATTTGGTAATACTACGCTCTAACTTGTTTATCTCGCTATTGTACTTGCGAATAACAGCCAAGTTTTCTACGGGCAATAAGTCTCTTTCGGCTTTGAGTAAGGCTATTTTCTGTTGCAAAGTATGTACTGAAGTCCCCATCTGAGCAAAGCCTTTGGCTACTTTTGCTTGTGTTGCCTGTAGTTCGCCAAATTTATCCAGCATAGTGTCGTTAGTTACGCCAATTTTTTGTAACTTTGCACTGACTAAATCTTTAAGTGTTAATGTATATTCTAAAATATTTGCCATGAGAGTCTTATTGTTTTTCTTTAACATCCTTGCCTCTATAGGCTTATTGCTCCTAGTTGGTGCGGGATTTTTCTATGGGGCTGCCCTTTTTTGTGTGCCTTTCTATGCTACTTATAGGGCTTTTACTGAGAAAGACCCTTCTACTAAGAGGAGATACACCACTACAGCTATTGCCAGTACAATTTCCTTTTTCCTTATAGCAATACTTGCCCTTATGCTCTCCAAAGGAGCCGAACAAGCAAGAGAGCGTGAAAGACAAAGGCAACAACAAACTACCTATACTACTTGTATTGTTCCTTCTCCTTTTGCCTAAGCCATTCAAGCTCTTTTACTCGCATAGCCCACTGGGTATCGGAGAGGTCGTCGGGATTGGCAATGTGCATATAATAACGCAGTGAGGCGTTGGTGATACGAAGCCAATCCCGTCCCTCGTCTATCTCCGCATCACTTAGAGCTTTTCCAAGGTAGCCTCTTTAATTTGTATAAGGTCGGGTAGTTTGCTACTTACGGCGAGGAACAACTCATCATTTGTCTTTATCTCTTCATCGCCACCCAACCAACAGTTCTCAAGTATGACCTCATTAAACCTTAGCGGATCCTTGGTAGCCAAGGTCGAGGCATAGCTAAGGGTTTTACGGTCGGGGGTACGCAAGTATACCTTTTTGTCTGCTACACTAATTACAAAGATGTCTTTGTACTGCTTTTTCCATTCTTGGATTTGTTCTTTAGTTATCATTTAAATAGATTTTAAAAATTGTTTAATTGCCTATGGGTACTACCCATTATGACTGACGATCTACATCGATGAAGATAATAGGTAACTCTACAATCATATTCTTATCGCCCTGCTTCATTCCTTTTTTCACCTCGGTAAACTCAACATGCCTTAGAATGTCGGTTACTATCTGTCCACCATCTAAAGGAACATAAGAAACGACAAGGTCAAAGCTAAGCCCTAGTATATCTTTACTGGGAGCATCGCGGGTCATTGCCTCAAGCTCACTCTGCCAAAGGCTTATTTTACCCTCATAACTACGGTTTCCCGCCACCACTCCGTGAGGTTTGCAACCTCTACCATAAAGCAAGTCTTTCTCACGCTTTTCGGTATATTCCACCTCTGTAACTCCTATAAGGATACGCCCCCCAAAAGCGATAGAGATGTCACACCACGCATATTGTTTGCTATCGAATGTTGCCATTTTTTCTAATGATTAATTTAATTATTAATGATTAATTACCTTAGGAGGTAATTGTTGTAGTAAAGCCAATATTTACCTCTATAAAGTCTGCATAGCCCACAGGTAATAGTTTGATGCCTATCACCACTTTACCCGTTTGTAGCACACGTTGTGTGGGGTCTATATCAATTTTTACTGACGAAAGCTCGCCCTGCGATACCATTTGGCTTTGTAGAGTACTTTCAAGTTTGGTTTGCCAACTCTTTATAATAGCAGGGTGAATACTGCCATCCTTAGATAGTAACACCTCGTCGCTGAGTTCCTCTACCAGCACTCCATAGCTTAGGAGCATAGCCTTGTCCATTACCAAGCCGTTGCTAAGGCTCTTAAAGTCGTCAGTGGTCTTAGTTAGCGTATTATCGCCCGAAAAATAATAACCAGAGCGACCTACGAAAGTGCGGAAAAAGATATATCCTTTATCGTCTATTGCATCCCATTGGTCAGCTTTGCCATCGATAGTTGTGCCGTCAGTAAAGTAAGCTACTAAGGGCAATACATTGCCATCTTTCACACGGTGAATTTTGCGCTGTACGGGTATTTTTGTGATTTTACCTAAAAAAAGTCCTATAGCTGCATCTTTCTCTTTGTCGTCATTGGCGATAAAGCAAGCTACTTTGTTAAGTTCATTCTCAGAAAAGTTGGTAAGGTCTGCTACCTTGCCATTCCAACGGTTGCCCGACACTACTACCCTAAAAGGCATATATTTCTTTTCAAAGTGCTCTGCAAGGGCTTGACCTTTCACTACAGCTGTTTGTACATCAGCATCTAACCCCGCAGTAATGGTTTCACTACCTGTAGCTTTTTTCACCACACCCAGTACACGGATAGCTCCTCTGGCATCAGCTATGAGAGTTGGGGCAAAGACACCATCTTTGTCAAGCATTGCCGTCATAGTGGTAGCATCTGATACGAGCATTACCCATAAAGGAGTACCCGTTGGAGCTTGGTTATAGAAAGCTTTGATATGCTTGTAAGCAAAGGGGTTTTGAGTTTCTGAAATTCCCAAAGCTATGGCTTCTTTGAGCGAGAAGACCTGGTACGACTTGCCCAGCTCTACTTTGCCACTCACCGTAACTCCCGTTGCTATAAGTCCTGTAGTCTTTTGTATAGTCGTTGTCCTGCCTAAGCCATCTTTGGCGATATTAAATAATACTTTAGGTAATGCCATTATGCTTGGTTTTTAAGGGTTTCTATTCTATCCGCAAGGAGGGATAGTACTTCTGAGCGGTTTTGTTCGTTCTCTTCCTGTAGAATAAGAGTTTCTAACAAATCTACATCTTCTATGGAGGTGATAGCTTTTTCCAACTTCTTTTTACCTAATTGTAATATATCAGGACTTGTAGGATCTACATCTCCCGTTTGCTCATCATCTGATTCGTCCAATAAGTCGGAAGAATTATAGTTCTCCACAGTGTTATCATCTAATGTTTGTGCGTGGTTTTGTGCATCTTTCTTTAGTAAGAAGAGGAAACCATCGGAGGTAGCAAAAAGCTCTTTTGCCTCTTTGTTATTTTCAAAATATTGTTTTGCTTTTTCTGCTGTTGTCATTGTATTTTGTTTTAAAGTTAATATAGGAGTAGGGTGAGGTGTGGATACCATTGAACTCGTCCTCTCACCCTACTATATTCCTACAATATAGCTCCTAAGTATTTAGGTGTTCTAGCTCGAATTACCCCTACTAAGGCACGCTGTGCAAAAGAGATGGCATCGGCTTGTAGACCTGCATCTCGTAGGGTAGCATACATCTTTACATCGCCGAAGCAACGGAACACTTCACTTGTTACCCACATAAATGAAGCACGTTTATCGCTACTTGCCTTGACAGATCCAAAAGGTTTTTTCTCCTTAGTAGTGCCATCATAAAGTGGGTTTTGACTGT